ACAATTCTATGGAATCCCACAACAGGTTTCTCAACCAAGTATTCGTCAACAAGCCGCTACCAATCCTGGCATAGCGCAGGCTTTAGGTATTCGCGGCGCAACCGCAGGATTGCTAAATAGATGAAATCAACAACAATAGACCAGCTACGTCAGGAGCTTGCTTCTGATGAAGGCTGTAAATACGAGATATATTTAGACCACTTAAATTTACCGACCTTCGGAATTGGTCACTTAATTAAAAAGTCTGACCCTGAGTACGGCCTACCAGTAGGCACGGTGATAGAGCAAGAGCGTGTAGACAATGTGTTTAAGTTAGACATTGCTGTCACGCTTGAAGATTGTCACCGCCTATATCCAGACTGGAACGACTTGCCAGAAGAGTGCCAGCTTATCATTGCGAACATGATGTTCAACCTCGGCTACCCTCGCCTGTCAAAGTTCAAAGGCATGAAGGCTGGCGTGGACGCAAGAGAGTTCAACACCGCAGCGGACGAAATGGTGGATTCCAAGTGGTATACGCAAGTGCCGAACCGCGCACGGCGCTTAGTGTCAAGAATGAGAGCGTTGGCTGATGATACCGAAAATTAATGCACCGACAAGGCCAGTGCCAATGAAAAAACACTGTCGCCGTTGCCCGCGTTGTAGCGAGCCACTAAAGACAGTGTATGTGCATGGTCATACGCAATGCGTCTGGTGTGACTGCATCATTGACGATTGCTGTCAGGGTGAAACCTGTCAGATTGAAGAAGCCTGACTGCAAGCAAACTCTTTAGGTAAAAATGGTGACTTCATCTCAACGTGTACCTTGATGATGTCAGCCAGCATCTCTTCTATCCTAGCCTCGCAACGCTCCATTGTTTTGTATGGACCACGATTGTCAGTAAACTGAACGCAAGCCATAGCGTTAGTTATGTGACAGGCCACCACAATAGCCGTAAACATTACATTTCCAGTTCTACAACGATATCCAGTTCCATAGCCCGTGGCGTCATCATGACCAAGCTGCATACAGGACAGGACATATAATCGTCCTCAAGTCCGTCTGTATTAAACTTCATCTCGACTTCGCATTTTGGGCAAAGACCATCAACTATTCTACGCTGTAAGGTCCCATCGCCTTGCTCTATCATGGGATAATCTCCCCGTAAAGTTGCGCCCTTATCATCATTACGTCATAATATTAGAGTAGTGTCAAGCTATAGATTTCATACTCCATCGGGGGGAGCATGAGAAGCAACCTGGAGACAGGTAAAATAGGCGAACATATTTGTATGGTCACGCTAATGAAGATGGGCGTGGCGTGCGAAATTGTGAACCTTGAAACAATGGATATCGTGGCCCATGTCGATGGGCAGATGCTGCGTATACAGGTAAAGACCAGCGTTTTAAAGAGAAACAGAAAGGCGCGATACGAAGGCGGTTCGCCGGGATATCAGTTTTCTACTGCTCACAGCGGAGCTAAAAAGCCCTTAGATGACTCTCATTGTGACATCATAGCATTTGTGGCTTTCGAGCCAGAGCGCGTTTTGTTCATGCCCATAACGTGTTTTAAAGGGCAGGTCACAAAGAGCTTACCGCCGTCAAAGTTTGACAAGGACAATATATCTGAGCGTTCTTGGCAACACTGCCTAGACGCTATTTTTTTGTCCAACTGAGCCTATACCCAAAGAGGTGTGGCTCTCTTGATAGTTACCCTCACGCCATTCTTTGTTAACCCACCTTGATATCTGCTGGCGGATGTTCCTGTCTTCTGCGTCACATATTTTGCGAAGCTTATTATATGTAGTAATATCAATCCCAACTGATTTATACTTAGTTGTATCAGTCACTCTAACCTCCAAAAAAGTAAGGGCATAACATGGCATATTCTAACATACCGTATGGGCGGCGCAACAAATTCCGTGCCAAGAAGACCGAGTTCATGGGGATGAAGTTCGACAGTAAGTGGGAAGCGGAGCGATATGGTCAGCTACACAAGAAGTTTGAGGCTGGCGAGATTGAGGACTTGGAACGTCAAGTTCGCTTCAACATTGTCGTCAATGGTCATAAGATTTGTGCTTATGTGGCAGACTACACCTACTTCGAGCGTGATGAAAATGACGAAAGGCATTTTGTTGTTGAAGATGCGAAAGGCGTGGAAACCCCAGAGTTCAAGCTAAAAAAGAAGCTTATGCTTGCCGCCAACGACATTGATATTCGGATTAGCAAAAAAAAGTAGTTGACAGTATGCTAACTATTTCATAGCCTGACCTCCTAACTTACACATCTACGGAGGTCGATATGACAGATGTATCATCTGTGTCTTCCGCATCTTTGGCAGAGCTTGTCATGTTCAAAGCTGAACAGGAACGCATTGTCGTGGAAGCACAGGAAAAAATCAAACTCATTAAAAGTGAGCTTGAGGACCGTTACCTTGAGAGGGCACAAGATACTCTCAGGCAGAACGGTAAGGACTTTGGCAGCGTGTCTCTCAATGACGGGGCATACAAAGTAAAGTTCAATATCCGCAAACGTGTAGAGTGGGAAGAGGGTGTTCTTTTGAATGTGCTTAACGGCATGGATGAAGACGCGGCTCGTCACTACTGCAAAGTAACCTACACTGTCCCCGAAGCTAAGTACACCAACGCTCCGCCAGAAGTTCAAGCGGCTCTGAGCAAGGCTCGTACTGTACATCTGCAAGGCGTCAGTGTTGATGTAGAGGAGGGTGATGATGCTTAACATTATCACAGCAGAACAGCGATTAGCTGAAAAGAAGGGCCACAAGTTAGTCGTGTGTGGTCAGTCTGGGGTGGGCAAGACTTCTCTTGCCCGTACCCTTGACACTTCTAAGACTTTGTTCATGGACTTAGAGGCTGGTGATGCGGCTATCGAGGGGGTAGCCATTGATGTCATCCGTCCTCGTACATGGACAGAGTGTCGTGACTTTGCCGTATTCTTGGGTGGGCCAAATCCTTCGTTGGGCGAGGACGCTACATATAGTCAAGCACACTATGATTATGTGTGTCAGACATATGGCGACCCATCTGAAATACTGGCAAAGTACGACACTATTTTTGTGGACTCTATCACTGTAGCTGGGCGGCTGTGCTTTACGCATTGTCAGAACCAGCCAGAGTGTAAGAGTGACCGTACTGGTAAGCTGGACACTCGTGCGGCTTACGGTATGCAAGGGCGAGAGATGATGTCATGGCTTTCACATCTTCAGCACATCCGTGATAAGAATGTTGTCTTTGTCGGCATTCTGGATGAGAAGACTGATGACTATGGTCGTCAGACTTACGAGTTGCAGATTGAAGGCTCTAAGACGGGCCGTGAGCTGCCAGGCATCGTGGACGAAGTTATCACTATGGCAATCATGTCAGATGAAAACGGAGCCCCTTATCGTGCCTTTGTTTGTCAGACCTTGAACCAGTGGGGCTATCCCGCAAAAGACAGGTCAGGCAGACTTGATGTTCTGGAAGAACCGCACCTCGGTAAACTTCTGGAAAAAATGAGTGGTGGCACACCACAGAATGAACGTCCTATGGACTTTGTAAACCCTAGTGAAATGGAGCAAGCTGATGCTTAATCTTAACGAAATTCAATCTGGTAGCGAACAGAAGCCTTTGGAGCTTATCCCCGACAAGACTCCTGTACGCGCAATCATTAACCTGTTGGGCGGCGATGCTGAGATGCCTGAGTTCGGACAGGGCTTCCTGTTCAAGAAGTCGATGTCATCAAGCGCAGTTTACTGTCCAATGGAATTTACCATCATGGGCGGCAACTTTGACAAGCGCCGTGTGTGGCACAATCTTTTTGTGCATGGTGATAAGCTCGATGCCAATGGCGTTCCTGTAGCGCGTAACATTGGCCTTGAGACCCTGCGCCGCATGGTAGACAGTATTCACAACTTGAAGGGCGCTGATATGTCCGCAGAGGCCCAGCAAAAGCGTAACATTGCTGGCATCCAAGCTCTGCAAGGTCAGGAGTTCTCTTTCTTGGTCGGTATTGAACCAGCGCAAAATGGTTACGATGCTAAGAACAAGATGACTGTTGTTCTAACTCCAGATAACAGCGACTATGTTGCTGGTGCTGGTGTGGCCCCACAAGCGGCTCCAGTAGCCACCGCCCCTAATGCTGGTGTAATTCAACCAGCGGCGGCACAACCAGCGCAAGCTGCTGGTGTTGTTCCGGCTTGGGCACAGAAATAAACAAAAGGCAGACTGACGGCATCCGTAGATGGTGTTAGGCTCGTTTGGGTGGCACGAGTGCCGTAAAGCCACCCACCCCACCTTATTGTTTTTATTTAATATTCTATCGGCAAGGGTTAGGAAAAAAACCTTATGTTAAGGCATGTAGACTTATGTAGCGGCATTGGCGGATTTGCTCTGGGCTTTGGGTGGGCTGAGTTGTCTAGCCCTGTGGAGTTCTGCGACATCGAGCCGTGGTCAAGAAAGATTTTAAACAAGCATTGGCCTGATGTGCCGATTGCTGAAGATGTAAAGGAATTAGCAAATGACGCAAGACGACTTGTTCCAGACTGCGACATCCTCACAGCAGGATACCCCTGCCAGCCCTTCTCAGTCGCTGGGAAGCAAAAGGGAACAGAAGATGACCGCCACATCTGGCCGTACATCCTTAGAATTGTTGCACAAAAAAGACCCGCTTGGGTCGTTTTCGAGAATGTTTATGGTCATGTCGCCCTGGGCCTCGACCAAGTGCTCTCTGACTTGGAAGCCGAAGGCTACTCCAGCCGGACGTTTATTGTTCCAGCTTGCGGTGTCGATGCCCCGCACAGAAGAGACAGGCTCTGGATTGTGGGCCACACCGAGGACAACGGACGGGACGGGCGGACCGAGACAACTGGACGAGAAGGGCAGACGCATCAGCAAATCGAGCGACTTAGTGTTCGGAGCGAACCTAGCAGACCAAGTGAGGATGTGGCCTACACCGACAACGAGGGACCACAAGGGCGGGTACATCGGCGGCAGGATTCGGGATGGGAAGGTGAGTTGGGATACGCTAGATGTGGCAGTTCAACACACGGACAATCAGACGAAAACAAATGGACAGCTGAACCCAATGTGGGTCGAGTGGCTCATGGGGTACCCAAAAGGGTGGACAGAATTAAAGGATTAGGCAATGCTATTGTACCACAAATTGCAATGAACATTGGTTTAGCCATTCGGGGGGCGAGTAACCATGCTTTACAACAACGACTTCAGCCATGACTTATTGGTTGGGCAAGTAGCCGAACAATTTCTGGGGGATTTGCTCCAGAACAAAAAGGTAGAAGTAAAACACGATAAGATAGCTCATAAGTCTGGGCGCGTGTTTGTTGAGTTTGAGTGTAGGGATAAACCCTCTGGCATAACAACAACACAGGCAGACTTTTGGGCTTTTGTTTTAGAAACTGGTGTATTGGTGATTATATCTAAAGACAGGCTTATGATGTTATGTAATCATTATTATGAGAGCGGCAACATAATGCGAGGCGGAGACAGGAACGCCTCAAAAGGTTTCTTAATTACACTGGATGATTTGTTAAAGGCGTGTTTCGATGGTTGATAGTGAACGGTTGTTAAAATTAAAAAAAGCTGAACACGCGAGAAAGATGCGTGAGTGGGATGAGATTTGCCCCAACGGATTTGTGGACGCTGACATAAAAGAAAACCTTACGGGCAAACATAAGCCTACCGAAAAAACAGATATTGCTGGCGGCGGCAGTTCGTTAGAGGACATAGTATGAGGGTGGAGATTAATTTGATTTTGTTCTTTCCAAAGGGCAAGTCTCCCAAAAAGATTGATGGCTTTTTAAGCGTCAGTGAAGCTGCGGATGACGATGAAGTCATGGAAGCAATGGGTGAATTTATTGAGGGGGCTACAGAAGAGTACATGGAAACATTTACTACTGGTGTAGCGCAAATGGTGGTGGGTGCAGACGAGTTGTATCATATCTCGTTTCAGAACCCGCGAGTTGAAGGTAAGGGTGCGTCTTTATGCAACGTAATAATTCCAGAGGACATATCAGTCCATTAGAGGAGCAAGACAACTTAGCTAACATGGCTAGGTGCTTCGGCAATATCGGGTGGGAAAAGAGATTGTGCGACCTAACAAAAGAAGAGGTGTTGGGTATCGTTTCTTATATTCAGAAGATGAGGGAGATTAGAGATGAGTTCACAGAGCAAGGGCTTTTTGAATTTGAACAGAGTGTCGCCAGTGCTCCAGCCGAGGACGACCTCAACGACCCCATTCCATTCTGATGCTATTGAGCTTATCGCTTACAACGTAGACAAGGCTATCTGCGACAAGAACGATGAACAGCCAAAGCGTAAGTATCTTGGTGGTTCGTCTCTTGGCAGCGCTTGCTCAAGGCAAGTGCAGTATAGATATATGCAAACAGTTCCAGATGAGGACAAAGAGTTTCCAGCCAGAACGCTGCGTATCTTTGACATGGGACACTTCATTGAAGACCTGATTGCGGGGTATTTGAGAGACGCTGGCTTCGAGTTGAAGACACATGATTCACAAGGCAAGCAGTTTGGTTTTGCGGTAGCTGATGAGCAAATAAAAGGACATATAGATGGCGTGATTTGTTCGGGGCCGGTGCCCATGCACTATCCGTTCTTGTGGGAATGTAAGTCAGCAAATACCAGGAAGTTTAGCGAATTTGTTCGTAAAGGTGTCGCTAATGCTAATCCAGTTTATGCTGCGCAAATAGCTTTGTATCAGGCATATATGGACCTGACAGAAAATCCGGCCTTGTTCACAGTCATGAATAAGGATACAAGTGAGATTTACTATGAGCTTGTTCCGTTTGATAAGGAGCTTGCTCAACGCACAAGCGATAAGGGGGTAGAGATATTGCAAGCTACTAAGGCAGGGGAGATGTTACCGCGCATTGCGGCTAACTCAGATTACTTTGCTTGTAAATACTGCGAGTTTCATAAAACCTGTTGGGCATAAAGAAAGACCGCTGACAAACGGTACAGCGGCCTCTCTAGTGTGTGAAACGAAACTAGCAGAAAGGAAAACGACTTAGTCTCAAGGTACAATATAATGAGTATATCAAGGTTTGACAATACTAAATCTGGTAGCGCCCATGATTTAGTGGAAAAGATTAGCAGGGAAGTTCCTCGGTCAGTACAGGTAGATACGCTGATTGAAACATATCCTAATGGCAAGATTCGGGGCACTGATTTCTTCTTAGGCTCTCTATCGGGGGAAGCTGGCGAAAGTCTGAAGATTGATATTAATCCGAACAGTCCGCACTTTATGCGCGGTCAAGACTTCAATGGCGGCGAGGGCATCGGGGGGATTGTTAAGATTCTGATGGCAGCACGCGGACTTCGCCTGCCACAGATTAAAGAAATGTTCGCCTCTTATTTAACAGACAACGTGGTATATACCCCTGAGTGGCGCACATCATCGGGTATTAATTTAAATAATGTACCCGTGGGCAACAGCGTGCCAAAGCAGGCAAGCACAGCACCAGTTGAGCAGCCAGTTGAAAAAGTTCGTATTGATGCAAACACACAGCACAGTGGGCAGTGGGATTACATCAGCCGCGATGGCGAAGTTTTAGTTACAGTACGCCGCTATGACATTGACGGTAAGAAAGAGTTCAGGCCGTGGGTACCTGGCGTGCCTTATCCCAAAGCTCCTGATGTTCGGCCCTTATATAATATTCCGAACATTTTAGACGAACAACGAATCGTTTGGGTCGAGGGAGAGAAGTGTGCTCAAGCGCTGATTGATGCAGGCATCCCAGCAACTTGTACGTTGGGTGGTGCCGGAGCATTAACACGCAAGAACACAGATAAATTTGACTTCACTCCTCTGCGTGGCAAGGACCTTATTGTATGGCCCGACAATGATGACGCTGGCAGGCGCTTGGCAGAAATTGTTCGGGAAGTTGCTATGGATGCTGACGCAAACACAGTAACCATTCTACAGCCGCCTGCTAACAAGCCTCCCAAATGGGACGCGGCTGACGCAATAGATGAGGGCTTTGATGTTACTGAGTTCGTTGAAAACGGCGTAGGCCACACACATCGTACCATTAACTTGCTTAACGACAGTCTACTTATCTCCAGGTTTACTGGTTCGGCTCCCGTACAGCAGTTCTTGGTTGATGGCACATTCCCTCTGGGCGTGCCTATCATCTTTGCGGCGGCAGGCGACAGTGGCAAGGGCATGATGACTCTTGACCTCGCCATGAAGGTTGCGGCGGGCAGGCCATTGCAAAATGCTTTCGGTGGCACTGTTAAAGAGTTTGGCGATGTTGTTATCTTCACAGCAGAGGATGACGAATCTGAGATGCACCGCCGTATCGAGCGCCTTGACGAAGCAGGCAACAGGTTCGATTACCCGAACAAATTGCACGTTGTTCCGTTACCTAACGTGGGTGGGGTGTTTCCCATCTTGCGCGAATCTATGGGCGACTACAGCGAGACTGATGAGTTCAAGAAGATATACGAACAAATTATTCAGCTCGACAATTTGAAGCTCATTGTCTTTGACCCGCTGGCGTCTTTTGTACACGCTGACGTTAATGCTGACCCAGCGGCGGGTGCTGCTCTAACTGGTCTGTTGGCAAGGATTGCCACAGAGACAGGTGCGGCAGTGGTCGTATGTCACCATATGACTAAGGTTAAAGACGATACATCTATCACAAAGCCCGAGCAGGCCCGCAATCTTATTCGGGGTACATCAGCATTGGTTGATGGCGTGCGTTGTGCTTTTGCAGTGTGGCAGCTGGATGAGAAAACGGCTCGTGGTCGTTGTAATGACTTGGGCATCGAGTACCAGCGCAACAGGTGTTTTGATGGCGCGGTAGTAAAGTCTAACGGCCCTGCTGACCGTGACATCAGGCATTTTGTTCGGGATACATTTACAGGCTTGCTTCAGGACAGGAGCGAACAAGTTCGTAATCTTAGTCAAGGCAATCAATATCAAATTCGTAAAGAAGCTTTGTTTAGGTGGATTTCAAACTGTGAAGACAATGGCAGGGCTTTGTGTCAAATGGGTGGGGCTGACAGCTTAATCCAAAGGATGACAGATTCTGACGCCCCTGATGCTTTAAATGGCTTGAGCCAACCTCAATTAGACCGATTGGTGAGGGAGCTTATTTCTGAGCGGCGTGTAGAGAAGTACAGGTTCAGTACAACTGGCGGTCAGAAATGGTTAGGCACAACTGGTGGCGCAATGAGTAGGGGTGAGTATGAAGCAAGGACAGCAAGAGATAATGTCTAAGGCGGCAGCGGATATGACAGTGGAAGAGTTCGCTGTCTATCTTATGGTGAAGTGGGATGACTTGATACACATGAAGGTTCCTAACAAACACGATAAGATGTTCAAAAAAAATAACTTTGGGAGTTATGGTGTAAAAGCTAACTCCTTAACAATGAAGCGGAGGTAGATACCAATGGTAGATATCAAAGACTATGACAGCATGAATCGGGCTTACTTCTTGGATAAAGCAGAGGAGCTTATCAACGGTCCTCGGGCTCATGAGTACGGCGATGCTCGGGAAAATCACCAGCGCATCGCGGATGTATGGGGAATGGTTTTGGGTATAAATATAACACCCGAACAAGTTTGCGCCTGCATGATTGGATTGAAGCTGGCTCGCTTGGCGAACAATATGCAGCAAGATGACACATGGGTGGATATTGCAGGCTATGCTGCTTTGGGCGGGGAGATATCACAGAAATGAAACCGTGGAATCCATCACGCAGCACAGAGCATCGTATAACCAACAACAACGAAATTGTTCGGTTTGTGTTCGAGGAGATGTGCAGGCAGCGCATACATGAATGTGACTTCAGTGAGAGAGTCGGGTTCCATCGGGATACACTTCGGGGCTGGCGCACAAGGGCACAGCCTCGTATATGTGACATCCAAGACTGCTTAGACTTTCTCGGGTATAAGCTGAAGGTCGTAAGAAAAGGCTACGGTGAAACAGATGAATGAGTACAAGCTCCCTGATGGGAATATACAGATATCCTTTTCGGGGGGTCGTACATCAGCCTATATGCTGCACCAAATACTTGAGGCCAACGGAGACTTGCCTGGCAGAGTTCAAGTTTTGTTCGCAAACACCGGGCGAGAAATGCCAGAGACTTTGGAATTTGTTCGGGAATGCCAGCAGCGATGGGGCGTAAAAATAACTTGGGTCGAGTATGAGGTCGAGAACAATCGGGCTACATACAAGACTGTGAGTGACAATTCAGCGTCACGCAACGGTGAGCCATTCGAGATTCTGGTCAAGCGGCGTAAGTATTTACCGAACATTGCTGCTAGGTTCTGTACCACAGAGCTAAAGATACTGCCTATGAAGCGTTACCTGACCAAAGAGTTGGGCTGGAAGCAGTGGACAGCAGCAGTCGGCATCCGTGCAGACGAGTCAAAGAGAGCAAAGGCTGAGAGCAAAGACCGCTGGTCGTACTGGTATCCGCTGCTTAATGCGAACATTTCTAAGAATGATGTAGTGAGCTTCTGGGACAAGCAGGACTTCAACCTGAATCTAAACTCAGCCAACGGTGTAACGCCGAAAGGAAACTGTGACTTCTGTTTCTTAAAAAGCGAACATATTCTAGCCAGCATGGCAAAGCAGTACCCGGAGCGTGCTCAGTGGTGGATAGATATGGAACAGGAGATGGAGTCTACCTTTAGGCACGGCAGAGATATGAAAGAGTTCGTAGACTTTGCTACTCGGCAGCAAGATTGGATATTTGATGAGGAGGGTTACTTCTGTCAGCAAGACGAAGGTGAGTGCACCGGATAAGAAAATAGGCGAGTTGTTCGGAGTTGTCCGCTCGCCTACTTCCCTCGTTACTACATATTGTGCTTAGTTTTTTCCGTTTAGGGAGTTGAACTAAGTCTTAGGAGACTAGCATATGAAGAAAAGATATGGAAGCGGATTGACCGCAAAAGAACGCAAGCAGGCTCAATTATATCATGAGTTCATGAAGCAGCGTAATCCGCAGCATCAAGCCGAAGATTTGTTCGGGTTAGAGAAGCATCACACCAGGCACGTTAACAAAAGTTGTTCGGTTTGCGGGCATCATTGGGCCTGGCATAGCGCTGATAGTGGGGAAACTTGGCAATGTTCGGAACACAAGGTAAACTCTTGAGTCGTTACGGCACGGCTGACTCTGTGCCACCTGGCTATAAAGCCGAACAATTTAGACTCTGTGGAGGTCATCATGGCGCAGCGGGCTATGGTATGTACATTAAAGAAGCGGAACCCGCTGGCGAGAAATGTTCGGCTCATGAGCAGCAGGATAAAACCGGGTAAAAAGGGAAAAGGTTCGTATTCTAGGAAAGGCCGCAATAAGCGGTCTTTTTTTATCCCATCACGTCAATCTGGTTATAGGTCGTGATATTATTAGTACAATGAGAAGTGTGAACAAACTAACGCCGATTGGCAGAAAGGAATCTTCAGATGAAGAAGAGCAAAAAGAAAAAGAAAAGAAGAAGACGATAAAAAAAGGGGCGGTTCAAAGACCGCCCCCTTCCCTTTTGTCAACCGCTCGGTTTTTTACCCGTGGGCCCTGCTCGGCTTCTACTGCCTCTGGCCTTTTCAGCGAATCCCCATTTCTAAAGGTCGCAACCATTTCGAACTAATGACAAAACTTAATGTCTGTTATGGTCTTGGTCTACCCAAATTGGGTGCGGTGTAAGCTTGGTTTTTCTCCCGAAGATAACTGTGTCGTTATCAAAGTCGATGTCGCCAAAACACCTCTTGTCAAAAAATTTGTGAATGAAGTCTGGTTGACCCCAAACCCTGACAGCGGCGGCAAACCCGTCACCATCAAATCCGATAAAATGAATAGCCATTGTTAACTCCAAAAAAAAGGGCGGTCCGAAGACCGCCCCTTTGGTTAGCTAACAGCCCTTAGCTTGGCGTTCTTCTTCTCATATTTACTGACCCGCCAAACTCGGATAGTGCTTTCGTCAACCCTACGAATAACACAACGAAGCTTGCGGTTATGGAAAGCGGCCCATACCTGACTATAAAGCCGATTATAAGCGCCCTTACCTTTAGGAACCTCGAGTTCAAAGCTATCCCCGATATCCATAGTATCGAGAGCGGACCATTTAGACTTAGACTTTTCCCTATGACTTGGGGCGATAGGGACACCCTTTTCGATTTTTAACATGGTGTTAGTACCATCCTTTACTGCAAAAGTTTTCGCTTTATGTTGACAATCTAACTATCATTTACTACACTGTCAATATGTGTTGTGAAAAAAATATGAAAGGAATTTCACTATGACTAAATTATATATGGCCTATGGGTCTAATCTAAACAAACGGCAAATGGCTTCACGGTGCCCTACCGCCAGGCCTGTCGGCAGCGCAATGATTTACGGTTGGGAGCTGTGCTTCCGTGGTGTCGCTGACATCATCAAATCAAAAGACCCGTATATGCTTTTGCCAGTTGGTATCTGGGAAATTGAACCCGCTGATGAGTATGCTCTTGATGTGTATGAGGGCTACCCTCGTTTATATGGTAAGAGCAAGGTCGCTGGTATCATGACATATACCATGAACAGCAGAGATATCCATGCGCCGTCAACCACATACTTCAACACTATCCTTGAGGGCTACCGCGATTTCGGCCTTGATACTAGCTATCTATATGATGCGGCTGGTTGGGCTGGGTTCGAAGGCTCACAGCGTGACAATGTGTTTGGTCTTGAAATCGCGTAACGAAAATGATTTTTAGTCAGGCACCAGTAATCAGAGGCCATGAGCTTATCGTCAGAAAACTTGAAAAAGCTGACGGTAGGCTCACTGAGCTTCCTGAGAATTATGTGGTTAAAGATGACTCGTATTTCGCTAACTACAAAAGCGGATATACTGAGTGGTCTGAAATCGCCAAACAATCCGACTCCCTTGTAAGAGATTACATTCCTCGACTTGGTGAACTTGTTGAGGCATAGTCTTTGGGGCGCAATGAGCCGGATATTTTCTATCTGGCCCTTGCAAAATGTTCGTATAGAGGCTCTGACTTTGAGGGCAATTCTTACTCAACAGACTGCTCTATCTTATTTGTTCGTACTGACAAGAAACAGTTAACGCATAAGGTTTACCGTGTGAAGATGAAGGTAAACCCATATGATTATTACTATTCTCTTGATTGGTGCAAAATGTGGGCAAGTAAGGGTGTTAAGGTCAATCACAAGCAAGCCCTTGCGGCGTTTGCAGAGCGTTCCGGCTACGGCGTTTCTTATCAGGTTGAGGTTAAGTATTACAAAAAGCGCGTTAGTCAAACCGCTTACTTTAACCATAAGAAACGAGAGGAGCGGATGAGAAATGCAACACCGCGCTGGGTAAGTAGACATGAGCTTAACCGATTAAAAACAATGACAACCAGAATGAATAAGGAGGCTGGGTATCAAAAGTATCACCTTGACCATAAATATCCCATTCATTTTGTTTGTGATGGACGTTACTCAAGAGTTGAGGGCGGCTGGAAAAAAGGCGAACATATTGGATGTGGGTTAAATGCACCACACAATCTTGAGCACATTCTAGCTTCTGAGAACATGAGTAAATCAAACAGGAGTGTGACATGACGAAACATTTTGATGATGTGTTAGCGGAGCGGGGTATGAAAACCCCGTATCCGCGTGTTGAGCCTGTGTATTCAGATATTGACGCTGATATCAGACGAGCGAGAGATGACCTCATTGACGCAGAATGGTCTAGTGAGCCGAACTATAAGCTTATTCATAACAAGAGACTGTTCTTGCAATATCTGATGGGTGAAAGAAAGCGAGGCTTGACGCGGCGTGTGGTCGGTCTGCAAGCTGTAAGGGAGATTACGCATAGTAAGTTTGAAGCGGAGAAAAATCCGCCAGTTAGTAAGAAAGGTGAATAAGATGTATAAAGGTATCTCTGTAAGCTGTACTTTGTTCGGGTTATTCCTGTTCTGGTCTGCTCTGGAAATTGTTCGGTATCAGCAAACCGCTGGCGAAATTATCGCCATGCTTTTTGTCGGTGTAATGGGTTCTGTCATGGGCGCAATGGGCCTGTTCGGGCTGTGGGAATGTTGGCAAAAAAGGGGGTAATCTACTTACGCACTTACAACTTACATTCGTAAGTAAAATTGGCGTAAGTTGGAAGTTGTTTGTTTTCAGTTATTTACAGAGACAACTTACGCAACTTACAATTAAAGCAAAGTCTGTGTAAGTTGATGTAAGTTATTGAAAACATTTGTACTTACACAACTTACGCAACTTACATATATATATATATGTGGCTACTCGCGTAAGGAGCCCATATATATGAA